ATGCGAAAAAAAGCCCATTTACACGGGCATTTTAAGTGGAAAAAATATACCGGCGGCGCGGAACCACGAGCTATGTCACCGCACATTCTGTTTTTCATGGCTGCGCAGTTGGCACTCGATGACAGCGAATTGACTCGTGTGCTGGCTAAAATGAAAGAATTAGGCGCATTGCTATAAGTTGCGCTTTTCAAGCTCTTCTACTCGCCGGGCCAGCACCTGAATTGCGGAGATTGCATCCATCAACAGCACGTTATTATCGAGCGTTAGCCGCGACGTCGTCTTCACATTCTCCGCAGGAGTTTCTGGCCCCGCCCCTACCGACATCACCACTTCTTTCACATACTGCGGATCGATCTCCTGCACCTGCTGAGCTATTACACCGCGTCGCACCCTCTCCTGCTCATCGTCGTTATAGACAAACGTGACCAGGCCCATTTTCATTATGTTTTCCAGTGATTGCTGGCCGTCGGTTGGTTTGATGAGCTTTTTATACCGGGCATCTGAGGTCCCGTTATAAGTTAGCACTCCATTCGGCCCGTACACGTTGCCGTCACTAAGGAATTGCCAGTATCGTACCGGGGCGCCGTATCCCTGCACTCGCAGAACGGCACGATGGTTATATCCTACGTTCTCTTCAAACCAAAGACCCACGCCAGCCAGTCCGTTACTGTCTGCACCTCGCCCATTGAACTGGCCTACGTACCAAGGAGTCTGCAGAATAGCGCCGTTACCCCCGTTAGGGTCGGCCGCCGGTTGGCCGATTATTATCGAGTTAGACCTTATATTCCAGTTGCACGTCAAGTCGCCGCTGACCCATACGTTTTTATCAACAGACAATCCGCATTGCGCGAATACAAGATAGTCCTGGTTTTTTGCGATAATTCGATGCGTAAAGTCCGCGCTTGATTTGTTATAGTGAAAATCTATATAAGGAGTAGCGCTGTTTAACTCTACATATCCTGCAAATACACCTCCTACAGATATGTCGCCATTATCATATATTCTAGCAACATCTGTAACCGTATCTGAAACACCGACCTTGGCATTAGGTGAAGTAGCAAAAACAATCTGCTTCCCTTTAGCCATCACTATCTTAGATCCATACCCACTTTTTTTAACGATTCCGATATCGGAATCTTTGCCCATCAAAAACATTGAGTTGTCGCCGGAAAGTGTGACGCTTCCGCTAAAAGCCTGATCTTTTTCCCATGTATTTATTGTTGCAGTAGACCCCATACCGTTTAGCGTGGACAGCAGGTAGGACCAGCTTTTGATCGTAGCCGTTGTTCCATCGGGCTTCGTGAGCGTAACATCCCCCGAAGGCCCGAAGAAAAATGAATCCTGGTTCGCAAGGTCCGTGAATGTTTTGCTAAACGCCGTCTGAATATCCGCGGCGAGTTGGTCTGAGATCGTAGCCATGATTAAACATATCCTGTGAGGTTAACCACTAAAAGAGGGTTGCGAACATCTATCCGCCCGAAGTCCGGGTATTTGTAGTCGCTCCATCCGGTTTGCATATTCCCTGTACGCCAGGTATTGTCCCCCCGGCGTTCAGGGACATAGTCGGAAGTCACCAGCGCCGCCAATCCGGTATTGTCGTCATAGTCCGCCAAAATCTCCATCGAGGGCCCGCAGTTAATGAATCCGTAAGTGCCATTAGGTACTGCGTACCCTTGGTCCAATCTGTCTATCGAGATAAAGTCCACGACCCGCATATATTTACGTCCTGAGTCGAAAACAACACCGCCCACGCTGTTAAAAACGCGCAGACCATACTTCTCAGAGGACCCGTACCCTATATCGAATATGGCGTACCGGCAGGAACCGTAGCCAAAAAAGTTGTAAGTAAAAGCGCCGTCGTTCTGTATTTTTTGAACCGCCGCAATACAGGAATTATTGTCTGGCGCTATGCATATAATTGGGGAGGAACCATAAACCACACGTTGCTGATTACCCTCTTTGTCGGGATTATTTATATCCCTCCCCGTGTTTATAACCCCCGACTGCACTATGGATAGATTCATATAATCTTGGTCAATAACGATCTGGTTATTTCCGTTTCGGATTACTGCGCCGTAAGACATCAGTACACCCCATAAATTAGTTTCGTTCTGGCTATAAACTGATTAGCGAGATTATTTGGTCTTCGCCAGTACAGGGTCGTTCCCGAGATAATGATTGATGGGGCGAAGAAACCTATATAAGAAGACCCTCCGGCCCCTGTTGTGAAGTCCGTCGTGGCGTACCACGGCGTCCCCGAAGCCAAGGCCCCGTGCGTAAGCTGACCCTCGTAAAAATCGGTGCCACCGGGTAGGTCCACTATCCCCAAAACCCGCGTTATTCTGTCATATAAATCAAGGACGGGGCCCCCCGCCCCGTCTCGAACAATAACTCCATATGGCATTACAATTGCCCCACCTTTACACGTAGATTTCCATTGCCGTCATATACGGCTAATCCGCCGGAGTCCAGAGTAATGCGTCCTCCATCGCCGGCTCCATTAATAGAAAAGTCACCGTTCTTATTTAGCGCCCATCCTGACCGTTGCCAGACATAATTTGTTGAAGTGATATTGTTCGCTATTTTCGCAAAATCAATTGAAGCATCTTTTATCATCGCGCTGCGTAAATAGGCGTTCGCCCCCTCCACGGCAAATGCCATCACCTGATTACCCGCAGCGCCGGGCGTATAGACCCCGAACATGTCAGCGGACACCAGGAACTGGCTCTGGCCACTTCCGTTGATGCCCAGCTGAAGACCGGCGACAACTGGCGTGCCACCGTTCCCCGTTGCTACTTTAACGCCCCACTGCGCCCCGAGCTTACCGTTGATATCAGCAACCGTTGATGCTGTCTGCTGCACCGTAGCCGACATGTCGCCATACTTCGAGTTCAGCGTGTTGACCTGCTCTGTCGTGGATTTCTCCAGATCCGTGACAGTTTTATTGGTCTGCGTGATAGAGGCGCTATTATCGCCGATCATGCTGCGCATCTGGTTAAACCCATTTGCCATCGCCAGACCATTCTGGGCCACGGTCTCATTCAGGCCGGTGATTGACGACTCGGCATCATTGACGCGCGATGTCAGTTTCGTCAGTGCTGTCGAGTTGGCCGTGACCTGGCCGTCGATACTGGAAACTTTCGTCGTCAGGCTGGTCAGCGCCGTAGAAGCTGCATCAGCAGCTTTCTGCGCGCTGGCAGCGTCTGTCACGTCTGTTATTACCAGATCATCAATGAATAGGTTATAGCCAACGCCGCCGCTGGTTCCGCGCGTTGAGATCCATAGAACGCCGCGAGTTTTCCCGCCGCTTAATGTCGTGGTTCCAGAGAACTTAACCCATTTATCTCGACCATTTAGCGCCGATTCGGAAACCACCACCGCAGTCTGCCAGCTGTTGCTGCCGGCGGTATCCTGAACGTGAATACCGACAACGGTTGTCCATCCTGATGGTGGAGATTCACTACTCGGCATCATTGCGTAAAACTCAATGCGGAAAACGCCCTGGTCGCGAACGGTAGTGCGAGTCCCGAGCGTTTTGTCGCTGTTGCCCTTATCACCTCCGTCTCGACGCACTCGCAGGCACTGGCTCCCCGAATACTTGTACGCCTTTGTCACCATCGCCGTGGCGCCGCTGAGCGTGGTGCCTTCAGCGTAAGATTCGAACGAACCATCAACCCAAAGGTTTCCATTTGCCCTGTTGATAGTATCGAGTGAATTCGACAGGCTGGTTACCGCGCTACTTTGCGACGTGATGTCGTTACCCAATCTGGTGACACTGGATTGCAGAGACGAAATCGCCCCGGCGTTAGCCTGAATATTTTTCTCGTCAGTGACATCGAGCACGTAAAAATCGTCAAAGTACATCGCGCCGGCGGATAAATAGGCTGTTATCTGAACATCCAGCGTATCGTCACGCGTCGACTTCCAGTCGAACGAAACATTTTGCCAACTTGTAGTGAATGGTCCGTACTGTTTTGATTCAATCAAGCCACGCGTATCAGCAATGCGGAATTTTGTGTTGCTTACATCCTGAATCGTCGTGCCAGCATCCTGCTTAGCAAACGCACCGATTCGATAAATGCGATCTTTTTTAAACGTTATTTTCTGCCCGATAGCTGCTGCTGCGCCGGGTGAAAATTTCACGCACTTACTGCCAAAATTCCCGCCGGCCACAATAGAGGCTTTTTCGTGCCAGCTCGTATAGCCGCCGTTATCGCGCTCAAATGAGGCATTGGCAACCATGTTTCCCGGGATATTCCCGTCAGCATCGACGCTGGCCTCAGAGCTACTCAGGGAGTTTTGCAGGCTGGTCAGGCTCTGGCTTTGCGACTCAATTTTCCCCTCTGCGGAGGTTACTCGCGTCGTCAATGAACTTATGGCTGATGCATTGGCTTCGGCTTTGCGCGCGGCACCATTGCCGGAACCCAGACCCTGCATAATCCCGTTCACGAACTCAACTGCCGTCGAGACGAATGCATCAGCACTACCGCCAACAGGGGAGCGCAGCTCCAGAGCGCTGCCGGAATCGGCCCCTTTTTGCCCCAGCAGAATATATGCGCCGCGGTACGGCAACGAGTTCAGTACCTCGGCGGTGCCACCCAACTGCTTCAGAGCCTCAACAATCGATCCCCGGTTAGCCGTTGGCTCATCATTTGTTAGTACACAGGCATAGACCCCATTTTTAAGAGCCGTAATAGCATCCGAAAACGCTTTGCCATTAGAGGAGCTGGTATAAACATCATAGGTCGTTGCTGAGTCGACAGACGTTGAACCATCGCTATTTTTTTTGAATGTAACCAGTGCGTAACTACGCCCCTGCGAGAACAATTTAGCACCTGATTCACTGTAAACCCCCTGTGCTCCACTGCCTCCCATCCCCACTGCGGCGAGTGTAAAGACGGTTCGCCGGTTGAGCGAGGATGACAGCGACGTGAGGCTCTGCGACTGACTGGTTATAGCCCCTTCAGCTGCCGTAACGCGTGTGGTCAGGTTATTGATGGCCGCTGCGTTTGCCGTGACCGCCGCCGTTCTACGCGTGATTACCGGGTTGTAGAGAGATACCGTCACGGTGGTATGCCCGTTCACCTGCAGGAATGCCGTGGTGCATCCAGCTGGCACAACGATCCCGGTTTTCTCAAACCGGAATTTTTCACCTGCTGTAAAAGCGTGATCGCCGGTGTACGAAACCACGTTGCTCACGCTGGGACCGTCAAAGCGAACTCCCACGGCCAGGCTAACGGCGACGCTGGTCTGGATGCTCACCGCCAGGTCCAGAATATCCCCGGCGGTTACCTGGAATTTCCCGGATGATGGTTGCCAGCCCGCAGTTGAGCTAAGGGCCGGATAACCGTCAATCGTCGCTACAGCGCCCTGCTTCATCCAGCCCTGCCCGTCACTCAGCATGTTCGGGTTCGGCACCAGGTTCTCGCCGGCGGTGATGCTGTTGCTCAGCGACGTAATGCTCTCACCCTGCGAGGCCAGTTTTCCTTCAGCGCTCGATACCCGGGTTGTCAGCGAGTTCAGAGCAGAGGCGTCAGCCTTGTTGCCCAGCGTCTTATTGACGTCGCCCAGGCTGTTGTTCAGCTGAGTGATTGACTGGCCCTGCGACGTAATGCTGCCCTCTGCGGCCTCTACCCGCGAGTTCAGCACCTGAGAAGCGCTGGCGGCAGCGAGCTGGCCAGCGCCGGAGAACATCTGGTCAACGTTATCAGAGAGTTTTAGGCCCAGCCTGAAATACGCGTTTCCGGACCACTGCTGGGTCACTACCTCGATAGTGTTCCAGCCTTTTTTGAACGGCAGCGTGACCGTATCCTGCGTCGAGCTGAGTTTCGCCACACTGACGCTGTTGATGTAGATCTGCCCGGTATCATCCATGACCCGCGAGCCGGGCTTGCAGGGCACCTCTTTATCGGCACTGACGTAAACCAGAGCCTTGAAATATGCGTATACGTTCGAGCCCGCAGATGTAAAATCCAGGCTGGCGGCATCGGCCACCTCAGAAATAGACGCTGGCTGCACGCCTGCCAGATCCGACAGCGACGGGATATAAGTTGAGCTGGACGCCCGGATGTAGAACAGCTGCTGTACCCAGCAGTTCTTTTTCCCGTTTGTGGCGCTGTTCTGCAACTCAGTTATGGCGCTGCCCTGAGTTGACAGCGCGTTACCCTGCTGCGTAACTGTGGTCTGAAGCTGCTGCAGGGCGCTTGCATCGGCCTTTTTGGCAAGATCTCCCTGCACAGACGACACATCGCCGCGCAGCTGCGTAATTGCCTGGCTGGCCGTTTCGATCTTACCTTCAGCTGCGTCAACCCTGGTAGTCAGTCCCTGCAACGCTGATGCACTGGCGTTATCTGCTGGCGCCTCGCTCCACTCGGTAGGAACCGTACCAATTTCCATTTTCGGCGATGAGATGAACACCTCTCGCGCCGAGCTTACTTTGTAGAGCCGGCCAAAAATGACCTTGGTGCCGCCAGTCTGGCCAGGCTTACGCTTCCATTTGACCCAGTAACGAACCCAGTCCAGCGATAGCATGAGGTCAGTCTTACCGTCCGAACCATTTTCACTGACAGTAACGACTCCCTGGCTGTTTTCACTTCGAATGGTTGCGTTCGGACTGTAAAGAAAGCAGCTGATCGGGGTTTTATCGGTGCTGGCCTTCGCATAGAACGAGATGACGCAGTCCTCTGCATCAAACGGTGCGGGCAGATCATAGTTAAAATCGATATAGCTACCGGTGGCGTTACTCGCGATGGCCAGCCGCTTTATCGCGTTCCCCTTATAAAGCTGGCCGGAAACGACATCCCCAAATCCCGCGAGCGAACCTGAATTCGGGATGAGGTTGGTCCCGCCGACGCGCATGTTATTGAGCGTGCTGGTCAGTCCGGTTATCGCCTGGCTGTTAGCAGACACGCGCCCGTCAATCGCCGTCACGCTGGTTTTCAGGCTCTGAATCGCCGAGCTGTTACCTCCGATCTTACTGTTCGCGTCCTTGAGCCCGGAATCAAGCTGGGTGAGAGAGTTTGCCTGGGCCTGATTTTCGCTGGCCAGCGTATCGAGGCGCTGCGTAACTGACGCTTTATTCGCGTTGTAGTCAGTGCGCAGCGTATTCACATCCGACGCGATCGCCTGCTCCGCTGTCACGCGAGTTTTGCGCTCGTTATACAGCAGGCCACTGACCAGCTTGTTCGGATCGGTGCCGGTTTCATTCCCGCGCAGCTGAACCGCCAGCGTATCGCGTGCAGCAGCCTCAGCAGCGTCAGCTGACGTCATCGCCGAACGCAGATCCTGGATCTGCGCCTGGCTGGCGCCGGGCGTCGGGCGACCAACAGCTAACCAGTCGACGGCAAAATAGTTATTCGCGTCCTGATTCGTTGCAAAATCAAAACGCAGCCGGCGAATAGTCCCGGAAGCCCCCCACCGGATATCCGCAATCGACAGCACCGTCAGACCCGTGGCCGGGTCGAACGCTGGTTCATCGACGATCAGTCGGCGGGTATCAGCCCAGCCAGTTTCATCAGCGCCGATCCAGTACATGGCGCCACGCCACGCAGGATTACCCACGCGCTGAATGCGCAGGCGCAGGTATTTGTACGCAGTACCATCGATGGCCAGCGGATTCGGTGAGCGCATCGTTGACGAGCTGCCGGCTGGCAGTACCCATCCCTCATCTGTAGTCGGCAGGAGGGAGTTTCCGGAATCATCAGTGCTCCAGCCCTCCGGGCCGTTATCAAAATACCAGATTTTCAGGCTGTCGAACTGCTCGCCGGTTCCTGCGGAAACGGACGCAATCTGCTGCGCCAGGCTGTCAAACCCGTCCTGCATCGTGGTGTTGGTGCTGGAGATCTGCGACTCAACTTCATTTTTCGCAGAGAGCAGGTTATCCGCGGCCTCTTTAGCTCGAGCAGCATCATCGGTCTCGGCCTTCCTAACCGCGGCCGCAACATCGTCTGCCGCTTTTTTCGCGTTAGCGAGATCGCCGGCGGCGCGGTCGCGCACTTCTTTGGCAAGGTTATCGGCGTTAGTTTTACCCTGCTGCACGGCCTGCGTGATGTCTGCGGCGTTTTTGGCTACATCATTAGCCATCGCATCAGCTGAGCGCTGCGCCGCGTCAGCGGTATCCTGCGCGTGCTGTGCGGCATCAGAACTGTCTTTGATACCGTTGTTTAGCTCTCCCCAGGTATCGGTATCGCGGATCGCATCGTCGAGGTTGCGGTAGTAGTCGTCCATGTTGTCGCTGGCCATACCGTAAACCCAGCCGGTCCACGGTGATTTATTGCCGAGGCGGTCTACCAGGCGGGCGCGATACCAGAACTGCTGTGCGAACTGCAGGCCCATCTGCTGGTATCGGTTGCCGGGGTAGGCAACATCGGTCAGCGGCAGCGCGCCGGTGCCGTCCTTGTTCGGGCTGTACTGCACCTCTGTGCGCTGAGTGTCTCCCGAGTTAGCCGGGAACCCCCAGGAGATTTCAATGCCGGCCGTGAGCGAGGTGGTGGCCAGCCCCACCGGCGCCAGCGGTTCGCCGATTTTTCCCGTCAGCGTCTTCTCTTCAGAGTACGCCCACCCGCTGGACACTTCTGCAGCGTTGATTGCCCGCACGCGCACCAGATAGCGACCGGCATAAATACCGCTGACCTCAAAGGATGTGGTAGAGCTGCGCGGAACGTTGATCCAGTTCCCGTCGTTACGGCGCCACTGAGCCTCATAAGAGATGGCGTTTTTAACGGCAGTCCAACTGGACTGCATGGTTTCAACGCTGATGCCTTGGTTTACTACTGAGTATGACGTGATGGACACGCCCTCCGGCGCAGCCTGATGCCCCGGTGGAACTACGCTCACCGGACGGTCGTCAATAATGGCGCCGGTATCGATACGGGGGAACTTATCCGGATCGTGGGCAGCGCCAGATACAGTAAATGTGCCATCGCTGTTATCGGAAACGCTAACCACACGATACTGCTGCAGATACAGCTCATCCCACTCAATAGCCCACACGGACTCCGTCTGAGGAGCCTCACTGAATGGGGTGGTGATAGTTACCTGACGGGCGCCGTTAACGGACTGAATAGTCCTGCTCTGGGAGATTCCTGACGGCAGGTTAACCTGCAGGCGCGCGCCGGGTTTGGCATCAACGTTGCGGTCAAAGGTGATGACTCGCCCGCTGACAGCGCTGATGCGACCGCCGTTGGAACGACCTGCCAGCATTTCATCTGCGACAGCGATGATGTAACCCGGCTGCGGAATATTACCATCAAGGCCAACGCCAAACGTAACAACTCGGTCTTTGTTATTAGTGAGGATCCCCCAGCGGCCCTTCCTGTTCGCCTCAGACTGTCGGGTGCAGCCGATAGCAGTCATTTCCAGCTGATTGAAGCCATAACGTGCTACCAGCGACTGCTCGAAAACAGGCTCCATAGCGTCAGAATAGGCATTATCCGGATCTGACCATGACACAAGTGCAGTGGTGTAACGAGTTTTTGCGGAACTGCTGGAGTAGGTAAACTTACCGTCAATCACATTTGCCCGGGTATACGTGTAATCCACATCGCGAGGCATATCAGCCAGGGCAACAATCTGGTCTCCTCCCCAGTAGACCATACCCCGAAAAATGGCCGCGAAGTCACGCAGGACGGTATAGGCGTCATTGCGATCCTGCACGTAAACGTTACAGGTATAACGAGGCTCTACGCCATCGCCTCCCTTTCCATCCGGGACCAGTTGGTCGCAATACTGAGCCACCTCGTAGAGCGTCCATTTACTGATATTTTCAGCGGTAAGGCGGTTGCCCAGTCCAAAGCGGCCACTCACCACCAGGTCATAAAAAATCCAGGCTGGGTTATCGGTCCACGCCCACTTGAATGCACCGGTCCAGACGCCAGAATATTCCCGGGTCTCCGGGTTATAGGTATCCGGCACCCGGATTACGCGCATTCTAGGCTCACAGGCAATCTGCGGAATAGAGCCATTAAACTGACTGGAATCAAATTCGATATACAGCAATGCGGTGTTCGGGTAGCGTAATTTTGCGTCGATGACCTCTGTGTAGCTTTCCAGAGTCATTTTATCGCCGACTTTTGCGCTATTAGCGTCAGCAGTAATTTTGCGCAGACGTACAGTCCAGGTACTTCCCGCCTGAGGGAGTTCAATACGATGGCTACGCTCATAGCCCGACGTCGTTTTCCCGGTTGCGGCCGTATCAACCACCGTCTGCCAACTGCCACCATCAGTTTGCAGATCGATGGCATATTTCACCGTATTACCGACCAGATCCCCGTCGTCTTCCTGAGTGAACAGTGACGGCCATTTCAGGCGCAGACGGATCGCAGACATCTGAGCATTCGTGAAGGTGTGAGTCCAAGCCGTAGCGCTCTTTATCTCAATGCCCACACTAATTTCATTCTCAGAACCCGGAATACCTTGGATATAAGTCTGCGCCTGCGTGCCTGAGCGAAACTCCCATGCGACACCACTAAAATTCTTGGATCCGTCGGCGTTTTCCAGCGGAGTGCCGTCCAAGTAAATATCTTTTGCCGTCAGGCCACCAGCGAACTCACCCTCACCCAGCGCCAGCAAAATTTTTGCTTTTGCGACCGATTGCAGATCATCAGGTTGCTCTGTAGGTGTCCGAGCCTTTGAACTGCCGCCTTTGCGGCCTTTAATCACAGTTGCTGTTGCCATATCGCGCCCATAAAAAAAGCCGCTCTACGCGGCTACTGTTTGAATATCAGGGTATTACTCAGTGGCATACCTGGTTATTGTAAAGACTCAGCCCACCAGCGGTCGGACGCTGGCGCATTCTGAAGAGGGATGGCTGATTACCTCTGATAAGGAAAAGAGATGCCAAGACAAGAAATGCATTTAGATATTGGCTGCAAAGTTCATAGTCTTTCTGATGTTGAAAAAGAAATTGGACAGCTAAAAATGGTGATCGGATTCATGCTTGCGAAACTTCAGCCTGGCGATCGGCAAGCTGTCATTCGTGAGCTTGAGTCCTGGGGAGTTTCAGAATCCGCGAAAGAATTTAATCAGTTTGCCAATCCAAGGCTGTGATTTTAATTTAAGCTTTCCATTTTTTGAAATCTGCCATCCTTTAGTAAGGGATGGCTTTTCCACATTGCTATTCATCACTACCTCCTGCCTTTCGGATTACTGTTTATCTTCAACATAGATGCCTGCTGATATAATTGCACCACCTATGCGCCGCCGACCATATCCAAGCGGTACAGGATTACCCTGGGCAGTGGTGTTAGTCACACTACCAAAAGCATAGGATGCTTTATTGTCGCTATCTTGCTTAGAAGAGATACCGCTTGGTTGAGGTGAAAGCATTTGAATAACTCCACCAGCCATCATGCCAAACCCAGTCGTCATGAGCCCGGCGGCCAATGGCGATGCAGTGCCACCTGACATATAAGTCATAATGGCACCGACAGTAATAAGGACTGCACCAGCGATGGTTTGTAATAACCCTGCCTTTTTACTCCCAATAATGACAGGAACTATTCTTATAACTTTACCAGAGGTGCTGCAGTCTAATTCATCTTTGCTTAAATTAATTTCCCCTTTGAACACAGCAAAAGTCAAGCCTTTCTCCTCGCTTTTGCTCATGAACTTTCTAAAACCATCAATTGTTGCCGCAAGAGATACGGCGGCATCGGAAACGCGAGAGATAAGCCTATTATGTTTACGCCCAAATTTCTTTCCAAGTTGCCCACTTAATAAAATGGTTGTCATTACCTCTTGCATACATACCCCCAATTAAAAAGGCCGCATTGCGGCCTTGATGATGAAATTAGAGCGAGATAGGTCTAATATCTAGATTGCCACTTGGGTCAGCAGATAAACGAACGCCTTTATGTTGCCCAGGCTTTAATATCACCTCTCGCTCATTAATAAAATCGTCTGCAATGCAGAGCTTTCCTTCACCCTTGAATCCCAACATCCACTCCCCAGCTGGAAGTTTAAAGTCAGCTCTTTCGCTGGTACTTAAACTAGCCGCGCGTTTTTTATTAATATAAAAGCCATAATAACACCCAGCGCCTAACATACCATGGTCTCGGATTACAGTCAGAGTTGCACCGTTATCAATAGGTTCTTGATAAGAATAAACTCGATCCTTTGGAGCTAACTTGGCCTTGGCCGGGTCCGTTGCTGATGTAGCACAGCCAGTTAAACTCAGTACAGAAAGTGCTATAATTAATGCTTTCATATTACTATCCCTTTATTGTCATTTTCTCCGAGGTTAACACATAGAAATGTGACGGACGATCTTCATCGTTCTCTCCTGCCAATAACCACCATACGGCACGCGCTGGCTAAGGTGTCCGTAGAGGTGGTGCAGCAGCATGTTTCCCTCCAGCAGGATCCCGGCGTGGTTCCACTTATTCGCCTGCACCTGCATGATGACCATATCGCCTGGCTGCGGCGGACCAGAGAACTCCCGGAATCCGCACTCGTACCAGTGGTCTCGGTATAAATTCTCAGTGTAGCGGTCTTCCCACCATGGATAATCAAGGCGAAGATCGGGAAGCTCAACGCCGTGCGTTTGCCGGAAGTAGCTCATGATGAGCCCGTAACAGTCCGTATGTCCAAGTACAAACGGCCGTTTCAGTAGCGGCAATTCCCCCCGGGGCTGGATAGTACGTAAATCACCCTCCGGCCAGCTAACGATATGCCAGGGCAGCAGGGTCGCATCACATTGCGCCTTATCAAGCTCGCTTGGCTGCGGGGTGGCATCCGGGTGGCTGTGAACGATGGCGATCGCCGGCCCCCAGTCCTCCGCAGCGGCGAAATCCTCAGGCGACAGGTGGAAATGTTCTGTCGGCTCGACCGCCAGATTTCGGCATGGGAAATATCGCTCAACCCGGCTCTTCTGACAGACAACTCCGCAACACTCCCGCGGGTACTCCGCCGCAGCATGAGCCATAATGGCATCAACCGTTTTTTGTCGCATATCAGCTCCTGATCAACGAGGTGCCCGGGAACCCACCGAACGGCAGCTCATTATTTTCACCAAAGCGCAGTTTGCAGGCACGGAGTGTCCCGTTGCATACATCAAGCGATGGATTGTCAACAGGGTTATTGTTTTTATCGAAATATCGGCTGCCAGCATAATCACACCCATCGCCGGAGCGATACTGGTTGCGGATACACCAGGTGCAGAGCGAATGCAGCTGGCGAGTCGGGATCATCAGCCCCTGCAGATCCATCGGGCTGGAGAGTGTAAACTCCACAATCTCGTTCGTTTCGCTGCTTTTTGAGTCGATATAGAATACTTTCAGCTTCTCCTGCGTCGGATCGGCTGTAGGATTTCCGGCCGGGAAGTTCTCAGCGTCCAGATACTGCGCCAGCGTGTCGTGGATAGACACCTTAGCCTGTAGCAAATCATCATATGCCAGACATAGCGCGGTAATGGAGCTGTCGAGGTTAGCGACCGACAACTTGGGCTGCGCGCTGCTGCCGCTCGTTGACGCCTCAATTCCCTCTATCTGACACGGCCACGCAGAATACTCCATTCCCTGCCACCAGATGGCCTTCGCCGGGAGCTTCGACTCATCTCCTCCCGCAGCGCTTATTTCTTCCGGCGTATGCGCGATATTATGAGCATGAAATCGCAGAACATCGTCAACGCCAAACGCCGTGCCATCAACTTCGTAGAGCCGGATTTCATTTCCGGGCTCCAGCTTTTGATAATCGCTATTTAAACTCATGGTGCAAATGCCTGTTCAAAGGTTGCGGATATGGTAATTACTTTTTTGCTGAGCGGTACTTTTTGTAGGGAGTTACCAGACACTCGCCATAATGCCAGGTCACCAAATGGAGGCTTAAAAGAAAATGACTTTGTTTTATGCCTTCGCAGAAAAGCATAAATATCTAACGCTGTTTGCGGGTCGCCGGAAAATGAAAATTCATAGCTCAGGACCTCTTCATTTATTCCATTACCTGAAACCTGCGAATAGCCGTCACCAAATTGAACCTTGCGGATATTATCAGTGCTTTTTGTTGCGGACTGGCTGGCGGCCTGAATTCGCCAGCTGAATACTTCAATCGCCATATTATTACCTGTGGTTATTTGCACTCCAGATAATGCCACCGGGGCGTAGCTCTCTCGCAATCCCATCGCGAACAGACCGATCAACTACCTGCTGGTAGGCTTTTCCGACGACGTCGGAATTCCCCTGCTGCTGATCTGCTCCTGTTTGTTGGGTAGTCACGCTGACAGGTGCATAGACACTAATTGCCCCACCAGCAGGCAAGCCAGCGGGCGTCCCTCCGCCGACATATCCACCGGTAGCGTAACCCCTCATCATCCGGTAGAGGTTGCCGATCCCGATTCGACTTGTCGCCTCTTTTGTGAATACGAACTCACCGCGATGCACGACGCCCGCCGGCTCAAATTTTCCTCCATAGCCGGTGAACCCACCACCGTCGTAACCGGGTGGACGGTACGAAGGTACTGAAAAAGACTGCCCTGAAGAAGGTGAGCTGGAACCACCACTTAGCCAGCCCATAGCGGCCTGAACGGTGTAGGCGACAATCAGCTGATTAATGACCTGCGCGATCATCTTCAGAATGGAGGACGTGAACTCTTTAAAACTGGCTTTTCCGGTTGTATTCAGCGCTGTCAGCTGGTTTGCCAGCCCGCCAAACGCTGCCTGAGAGACCTGCTGAACGGATGAGAATACGTTGGTGGCAGACTCCTGATATTCGGCCCACCCTTGCTTTGCGCCAGCGAGCCAGTTCGAGCGGAGGGCATCCTCGGCCTCATAGGTAGCCTGCTGTTCGGCAAGCACCTTCTGCAGAGCCTGAGGATTAAATGAATAGGTTTCTCTCAGGCGTTGCAGAGTTGCTTCCCGGGTGGCATCACGCCCTGACACACCATTAGCCTGGGCCTGTAACCCAGCACGCACGGCGCTCTGCTGCTGCGAAAACTTATTGGCCTGGTCGGTGAGATCATTCAGCTTTTGCTGGCGAGCGATTTTATCTCCGATATCCGCCAGCTGACGCTTATACTCAAGCGTCTCTTCCTTGTGGGCGAGAAGCGATTTTTCCTGCGCAGACAGTTTCCGGCGCCCTGCTGCCTCCTGTAAAACTGCATACTGATTTTCCGTCTGCCACAGTTCACGTCGCTGCTTGCTGATGACATCATTAACGTTGGTATGCTGCTGCAGGGTTTTAAGCTGTGCTTGCAGGGAAAGAAGCTCAGAATGCGCCCCCTCAGAAGCCTTGTCACCTGCAGAGGTGCGGACAGCAGGCTTCTTATTCTTGTTTTCAAGGGCCTTTTTGTAACGTTCGTTCTCCCGTCCTACCGCAGCCTCACGGACATCCGCATCGGCATACTCCATTGCATTAATGCGCGCCAGTTCACGCTTGTGCCTGGAGGCTTCCGTCTCATTCAGTCGATTAAGTTCAGCGTTCTGCCGATTGCGCCGCTTCAGCCTTTCCTGTTCGTTCTGGTCGGCCTTATCCCGGGCATTCTTTAAATCATTCTGGAATTTCTGCTCTTCCAGTTCCGCGAGTTGGTCCCGGTCCTCCTGGCTAACCGGAATATAAATCCGGCCAATCTGCTGCCCGGCATTCGCAATTTTCTGGCGCAGGGCGGCAATTTTTTCCTCAATGTTATCTTCGCGACCGATATCCAGCATCCGATCCCAGGACCATGCGGCAGCATTACCCAAAGCCCGCCATGCCGTTTCCAGCCAGCCCAGGTTGTTATGCACGTCTGTCAGACGCTCATTCATCGCATCCGCATAGGCTGACATCGCGATTTTTGCTGCATCCGCGCTGCGGCCCTGTTCACCGAGAACGCGTATTTGCTCCAGCTGAGCTGCCGTAAGGAAGTGGATAGCCTGATCCAGCTCCTGCGCGGCACTGACAGGGTCTTCCTGCAGTCGCTTAAACTGTCGGACAGTCTCATCCACCGCTTGGCCGACTGTCTCCTTCATGCGGGCGGCGGTTTTAGCCACCATATCGACAGCGCCACCGGAGAATGAACCGGATCCGACAACCTGAGCCAGTGCATCAGCCGCAGCATGCTGCGTTACGCCATTCCCGGATATCGCCCGAGATAATTGCTGAAGTTGTGCCGCATTTTTACCTGCATAATTCCCGGTAAGAATGAGCTGCTTGTTGAACTCCTCGGCCTCCTTGCCGCCGTCATACCAGGCCTTTCCCAGCAAAATGACGGATGCAGCGATACCCCCGACCACTCCGGCAATGCCCATTCCGCGCAGAGTCATCAGTTGGTCAATCCATCCCGCACGATTAGCCAGCGTGATGCCTGATCCGCGTAACGCGCCGAAGTTTCCGCGCAACAGCTCTCCGGCCAGGATACCGATCTCTCGCCGGGCGCCTGCGCTTTGAAGTCCAAGGCCATGTGTGGCCACTTTCGCCGCCTCCAGTTTGCGGATATAGACCTCAGCGGCATCGCCAGCGCCTACCTGCGCCGCTTTCATCCTCATAAGCTCTGCGTCAGACAGCTTTTGCTCAACAACCTGAGCCTTCAGCTGGCGCAGGAATTTTTCACGCGCCTGGCTCGCCTTCTCTTCAACCTGCTGCAGTTCTTTTTGCCGTGCCGTGGTGCGGGAAAGCAGAGAGAGAGATAATCGCCCTGTGTAATATTTCCCTGCGCGCGCGCCTGGCGGAGCCGCTCCTGAACGCTGGCAAGCGATCGGGTTTCACGGGATAGCGAGCGAACACCATCAATCTGGCGAAAAAAAGACTCCGCCAGCGCATCCTGCCTGCGCGCCAGTGCCTCCGCCTGAGCCCCGCTCTCCTGGTATTGCTGTCGTAATCCGGCAACGCGCTGATGCGTCTCCTCCACTGACTTCGCAACCTGCTGCAGTTCGGTGTTCAGCTGCGCTGAGGCGGTAGTCTGACGTTTTTGCATGTCAGAGACAGCACTTGCGCCCGCATCACCCACGGCCTTAAGTGCGTTTACTTGGGCGGCCTGCGCGTTCCGCATGCGCGCCTGCACCTTTTCTGTCTCACTCGCCAGACCGGTGAACTGGTTCCTGATCCTGGCAACCTGCTCACTGAACGATGCGTTGTCGATATCAAGGTTAATAACCAGATCGCTAATCTGCTGGGCCATATCGTGTGCCTCCTGTAATGCCCTCTGCGGCCAGCATCATGGCGTCATCGTCCTGCACCTGCCCGACTGCCTCAGCAGTTGGCGACAGCAGACTGAAATGTGCAGGGGTTATGTCCGGATCCCGGTATAGAAAAGTGGAAATGGTGTAAAGCAGCCCGGAGAAATGTGCGTCGAGCTGCGCGTCCTGGAAAAAACGCTCCCGATAAAAATGATGCCAATCGCACAGCTCGGAGGACGTCATGCCAGCCAGCATGGCACGCCAGTCGGGTCGACCAAACTCGCGCGCCAGTTTCAGGACAAACTCACGCTCACTGGCTAAGGCTTTTCCGCGGTCACAGGTTCATCAACCGGCACAGTGTTATCAATACTCTCCGTCTCCTGCTCTTCATCAGAGACTGGTGGCAACATGCCGGACAGCAGCTGGATTTGAATTTGCGCCTTGCCAATGGCTTCCGGTGGCCATGAGCGGAGTACCTGTTGCTGCAGCTCTTCTTCTGATGGTCCTGACGGATCGTTATGCCAGAGCGACAGCGCAATGAGCAGCGCGCCGGTGCGAATATCCATATTGACGAGTCGGGCACTGACCTCCTGCTCACTCAGCTCATCCACGTCGACTCTAAGGTCCTTCTCTTCACGAGCCAGGTATTCGAGATAGCTGATGCGCTGCAACGCAGACAGCTCGCTAATCTGCGTCCTGACGCCGTTGTGCTCAAACTCTTCTTTTTTGAGAAAATCCATCTGATTATCCTTACGCCGACGTTACGGTAACTTTGCAGGTTGCGATAAAGCTGCCGTCATTGCTCATGACAACGACATCAACCGTACCTGCAGCCACGCCGGTGACAATGACCGATTTTCCACTCACCACCACCGTCGCTTTCGAGCTATCAGAGCCCGCTGCCCGGAACGATTGGTCCGAGGCGCTTGCTGGCGTGAAGCTGATATTGAGAGTCGTAGTGGCGCCGACGACCACGCTGGCGGTAGCCTTATCCAGCTTGATACCGGTGACGGCGATAGCTGGGGAGCCACTCTCTTCCGCCAGCTCAGGCTTACCGGTGTTAGTAATTTTGGCGGTGCGGGTGATCACTTCCTTCGCAGGAACGGCTTTACCCAGACTGCTGCACCATCCTTTAAAAACGTCCACGGTGCCGTTGGGGTACTTGATTTTGTAAGCCTTCACGGTGCCATCAACAAACCAGGCTACCAGCGATTTTTGCCCGTCCTCACCGGGCTTCCATGCCAGCGTCAGCGACGTATCGCCTGCTGATTTTGCCCCCTGGGCCGTCGCCGTCCAGTCAGCGTCATCGTCGTCCAGGTAGGTGTCGTCATACGACTCGGCCGTCATTTCGCCCGGTGTCAGCTCCTTAATCTTTGCCAGGCGCTGCCAGTCGGCATCGGACAACGGATTCGCATACGGATTACCCGTGCCGGTGTACAGCCAGAGTGTGGTGCCGGCACCCTTTACAGGTGCCAGCGGGTTTGGAGTTGCCATATAATTCCTTATCTCTGATAGGTGAGGTTGTAAGTCAAATCGACCGATCCCCATGTGGCCATTTCATCGTCGCGCTGGTAGTCGTAACCCATGGGAATCATCGTTTCTATGAGTGGTTCTAATGCAGGGATGGTCACCAGGGCCGGATAAACTTTCGCCTCCATCCAGGTATCCAGCGCGCTGTCCGGGTTAGTGGATTTGAGAAATACCTCGATATGCAGAACAGACTGCCAGGTATCTTCGTCCAGGCTATCACCGGTGTATTCCGCATCGGATAAATAGACCGCCAGTGCCGGCAGATCCTGCTCTTCAAGAAAAACCGGTCTCCCGTCAAACCAGGTTACGTGATCCGGAATGGACGCCTTCAGCTGCTCCAGAACCGCAAGACGAATAGCAGTGTGTTTACTCATCGCTTCAGGTATATCCTCAGTTGATTTTTTAACGCTGAAGACAGCTCCTTCGGCATATCGCTGTCGATGAGCTGTTTCGACAGGGTGGTAAATGCCTGGGTTAAAGGAGCATCAAGTGGAACTTTCACGACATCTATCGGGTAACGGGTTTTCCCTAAACGCCGCATGACCTGCCATCGTCCATTTGCAAGCTGCTGGATGAACGCATTCCTGAAGGTATACGGGCCAATACGCAGCACGCTCCCCCGACCGTGGGCATCCCCTTTCTTTCTTGATAGCTGTGAGCGGGCCGCGCCCAGCTTAATCGCAGGGAGATTCCCCCTGTTGATTCGGATCCCCGCAACAAGCCGCTCTGGCTTCGCACGACGAAGGCGTGAGCGCTGCCGAACCAGCTTTATGGGCAGCCCTTTTTTACGGTTGTCACCAACCTCAGCCTCTTTGGCCACGGTTCTGCTTCCCTGAGTTATCGCACGCCCGGCTACCCTGTTTAACGCCTGGGCGGCGGCCTTTGGCACCATCAGTCGGCTAAGGCTGTTCAGATTCTGAATAGCGCGCTCAAGCCCTTTGACAGACATAATTTACTCCAGCCAGATCTTTGGCTTTCCGTTGAACGTCTGGTGCCGGGTGACCTGCCATTCTGAGTTGTCATACTCAACAGCATCGTTTCTGGCAGGCCGATACCCGTCTGCAAAAACCACCAGCACGGTGGCGTTACCAGAAACCGGCCCCATTTCTTCAAGCAGCTCCGCAGGAACAACGTCATACATCGTGCCGTTTATGACAGCCTGCCTGCCCATTTTCCGGACGGTCGCGGCGTCCATGCGGGCCGCCATTTTGTCAAAAGGGTTAGGCATTGATTTTGACGTCAACGGAAGCAATACCCGCGCCAGCGCTGCCCCAGGCAACACCGGCCAGAACCGCATCGGTCGCTTCAAGCTGAACCTGTCCCGCTTTTAGGTACACCTTCTGACCAGCTTTGATATCATCCGCCGCCAGCTTGGGCAGCTGGAAAACGCCTTCGGTTAAGCCATCGCCGGTATCACCAACCTGAATATCGGTAATTGCGACCGCAACCAAATCACCAATGACAACCACCGAACCGCTGATTAGCGTGTCCTTTCCTACATTCTCCAGAGGAATGGTTTTACCTTCCTGCACAAAATTTTTAGCCATAACATCTCCTATCAGCCCCGGAGGGCTGATTTCAGGTATAAAAAAAGCCCTTAAGGGCTGATGGGTAACGAGAGGTAAAGAGTTATTTACCGGTTGACTTTGTCAGGCCGCGATAATCGAGCGGTGCCACGCCGGCATCAATGCGAACCTTCGTAGCAATACCATCTGTGTTGAAGCCTTCCTGCTGGTCGATATAGGGAGTATCAACACCGTTCAGATAAGCCACCTCAATGGTATCGCGGCCTTTTGCAGCGGCCAGATACCAGGCTGATGGATCCTTATCATCAAGCCGGGGCTCTGCGATGACTTCGGCGAAATTCTGGATGGGGTTAAAAATCCCGGCATTGATATCGGCACCCTTGACGCTTGCAGATTTGATGGTCTGATTAGCCAGCGTTTCGAGGCCTACCGGCACCAGCATGTATGCCGGGCGAATATTCAGAGAGCGCTCTCCTTCTTTCTGCAGGCGCATCAGTTTGCGGGCATCATCGATGCTGTTGACAGAAATGGCGCCTGAAGAAATGTTTTTGTGATCGGCATGGAATAAGGGTTTGCCGTCAGAAAGCTTTGGATTATCAACCAGCACCGCATACACCAAATCGCCGATTGTCGCCTTCGCAGCGCGACCCATTTTTGCCGGAACATCAGTCAGCGCATTCAGATCGTCGTTGATAATGGCCTGGCGGGTAATGGAGAAAATTTCGCCGTAGGTAGCCAGTGCGATCGTCTCACCTTTGTCCCCGGTGGTAACGTATTTATATTCGGCACCCTCTCGGACCTTACGCAGCGAGTTGAAACCGCCCATCCCAACGCGGTGCGCTGTTTTAAAATCTGACAACTGGCCTTTTTTAGTCCAAAGGTCAAAGGTTTCAGTTGCCTCATCCCAGCCCTGCAGTAACGACTTATTCGCCACGTCGAGCAGGATATTACCAAAATCAGAGGTGCTGTGCGTCAGCGCCAGGCCAACCATCTGCATAGGGTTATAGCTTGCAACGCCAATGCCGCGCTCGGTCAGAGCCATTCGCGCGTATTCACGCAGCGTCATCCCGTTATAGACGTTTTCCCTCTCCAGGCTTTCATACCCTGCACGGGCCATCAGCGCCTGGCGGATACCATCACCCACAAAATTACCGTTGCCTGCATAAACGTGAGCCTGTGGCGCTTTATTTGACGGTGTTGCCGTTTTACCCAGCGCTGCCAGAAGTACGTCTTTTGCCTGATCAATCGTGCAATCAGGGTCTACGATGCACTGATTTTGCAGATCCTGGTGTTTGCCGCCGAACATGGCAAAAAGGTCGTTGATCCCGGTTACGCGCTCACGCTGCTCGTTAATAACCTGCGCCCGAATAGTGTTTTCGTCTGCAACAACGGGCTGCGGGACCGGAGGTTGCTGAACGGGCTGCTGCGGTTCACGCTGGGCAGAGTTGCGCGGCGGGGTAATCATGTTGCGAATGTTGTTTGGCATCTTTTCAAATTCCTCAATACGTTTCGAATGGATGCAGGCCATAGCCTGCAGTGACGGGATTACCTGATCAGCAAACCCCATGGCAAGACAGTCATTGCCGTCCAGCCAGGTTTCATCGTCGAGCATCGCCGCAATTTCATCAGTAGTTTTTCCAGTTTTAGCGGCGTAAGCAGGGATCAGCACCGATTCGACCTTATCCAGCAAATCAGCATAGTCCCGCATGTCGTTGGCATCCCCGCCGGCAAACCCCCAGGGTTTATGGATCATCATCATGGTGTTTTCCGGCATAATCACTGGATCTCCCACCATTGCGATAACAGAGGCCATTGAGGCAGCCAGACCGTCAATGTGTACGGTTATAGCGGCGCCGTGATGCTTAAGGGCATTAAAAATGGCGATGCCATCGAAGACATCGCCACCAGGAGAATTAATGTGCAGGTTAATATGGCTGATATCGCCCAGCGCCTTGAGATCGCTTACGAATTGCTTCGCTGTTACCCCCCAATAGCCGATTTCGTCATAGATATAGATATCCGCCTCGTTACCGGCGCTGGCGCGCATGCGGAACCATGAGTTATTTTTTACGCTGGCTTTCGGACGCAGGTGCGTCCGATTCTTTGGCTTCGGCACTGATGCCTCCTTTATCATTGGCAGGGTCAGTGTCAAATATCAGCCCCTGCTCTCGGTTTTCATCAATTTCAGCCTTGCGGCGCGCCTTAACATCGTCAGGATGGCGCCCGCTGGCTCTTACCCAATCAGACTCGGTCGCCGCACCACCGCGAATCTGCGCCTTCCAGGCATTGGCCTCTTTTACCGGGTCAATCCAAGGCATTACCGGGCCGGAGTAGACTGCGTTGTACAGCGACTCCATATCAATTCCGCGCGGCACAACAATTTGTCCGCTTGCCACGGCCATTTTCAGCCATGCGCGATAAATTGGCCGGGTAACCAGCCCAATAAACCAGTCCTGCAGGATTAGATAACCGTCGGTCGATTCCACCAGCTCCTGCCGCTGGGCGCTGTATGTACCGTTATAGTTTCGCGCGGTACTGGAAAAGCTCAGGCGGCTACCGGCGGAAACGGCGCGCAGCTGTCCGTTGCGAAAATTTTCGAGGTTGGGGTTAGGCCGGTCTGACTTCACCATACCGATATCTTCGCCGGGCAGCAGATCGTCATAGATGATTCCCGGCTGAATATTCAGCTCCCGATCGTCATCCCTGTCTGAACTCTCTTCCCAGCTCTGCCCATCCCCTTTCTTGATATACATCCCGAGGGCGGCGGCGATACGGGCTGCCGTCAGTTCGGAATCCTCATACTCTTTCAGAGCGCTAAGACGCATCAGAACGCCGGATAACAGGGACGTTCCGCGCATCTGGTGCAGCCGGCGGACAAACTTCAGATGCAGCATGCTTTCCGCATCAATACGCTTTGTGTCCAGCTGGCGCCCGGAAACGGGCAGGCTCTTATAAACCAGATAACCCTTAGGTTTACCCCAGTCATCGGTATACACACCCTGATTTAGCTTATTTGCCTCATCACTGGTCTGAGGAACAAAATCGGCTTCCAGCGCTTCCAGCCAGAAAGGGATACCGGCCGTGGGGACCAGTCCATTGCCTGTACCGCTTACAATCTGTGCAAAGACCTCACCGTCACGCAGCCAGCTGCGCAACATCAGACGCTCCAACATGGGGCGGGTAAACTGGTGGGTTACCTCTGGCCTTATTGACCACTCCCCCCACTTTTGACGAATATCGGCCGCGAGCTTTTTGGCAATTTTTCCGCTCTTTAACTTCGGATGAGGCTCGACGACGATCCCGCCCTTACCAACCACACGCTCCTCAAGCTTGTCAAAGATGCCGATCACCAAATCGTGGTTGTTATCAAGCCAGCGCGCCTGCTCACGCAGAGAGGCGGCCCCCATCTGACTGAGCTGATCCGCCGAGCGGTTCTCACGGCGAGCCTTGTGTGTGCGGGTAGGTTTAACAGCCTCGAATGCCTGAATCATGGCGCGCGATCTCAGGCGTGCAGCCTTCCAGCCTGGAGAAAACACGCCGATCGCATCGTCTAACAGACTCATGAAAACCTCGCCAGCTTGTATCCAGTCCGCCCCCGGCGCTGGGTATCGATGGAAGAAAGGCGCCGCTCCCATTCCTGACGGCCCTTACGAATTTCAGACAGGTTTTCCATCGTCATTTCCTGACCGTTAAACCTGATGGATTTCCCATCCAGCACCGCCATTTCCGCGTCCGTGTAACGCTGGATCATGGCTTCTACATTACTTTTGTTCACAACCAGCCTCCTGAGGTAGCCCATGGGTTAGCGTCATCTGCTATGTTCTTTTTTCCCGACTTTCGTTTCCGCTTTTTGGCCTGAACTGGTGTCGGGGGTGCTTCTTCGCTAACTTCCTCCGGCACTTCCTCCAGCCATGTTTCCCGCCGCGCCCACTCAGGCGCATCCGGCCATTTAATTTTTTCGTAGCCGCGAAGGATAACCAGTGCATCAGCGTAAACCAGCAGGTCGAAAGCTTCGTTGGCCCCGCGTCCCGGCTTTTTCCACTTGCCATCAATATCACGCTCCTCATAGGTAAGTTCATCGTAGAACCAGCTCCCCAGCCATTTTGGGAAATGAATGTAGTTCGGCCCCGGAGTTTCACGCCAGAGGGCATTGTTTATCCGGTCCTTGAGATCGTTGGTTTGCAGGAGATAAAGCGGGACGTCGCCCGCGGCCTTTGCGCGACGAGTAGAGCGACCGGTATTGTCGGGCAGTGACTGAGAAATTAATTTTTCCCTGCGGTGGCCATCGCCCTTAAACAGGTAGACGTTGCGGCCTATTCCCTCACGCCGGCACTTTCGCCAGAACCGATATGCGTTATCGGTGACACCATCCTCACCACCGGAGTCAACAGCCATTGCCATCAGGCGCATGCAGCGCTTCGGGTCAGATGCCGTTCGCCACGTTTTGTTGTATACGTCGGTCAGCAGCAGATCCCAGTCCTCCGGATAGCTCGCCGGATCGATAGCCAGGCTCTCACCGTTTCCGTCACAGCGCAGGGATTGCCGTATATTGTATCGGTCCACCAGCCAGCGCTCCCCCATGCTGCCGTAACCGGTAACCTGAACAACGAAGCGTCGATTGCGCCCTCCCTGCACGTCTACGGTGGCCACCATGAAACGCACGCCATCGGGGACGCAGCGTCTGGGTACGTCCTCGGCGCGCAGCTCGAGTAATTCGCTTTTGCGCTGGTCGGTGCTTGCCCGCGGCAGATAAGGCCGCCCAAAGTCGGTATTTACTACCGTTTTGAGCGTCTCTTCGCTCAGGGTCTTCTCGTACTCCTGCTCTGCAGCAAGATATTTGTAGATTAGCTGCGACCAAGTTTGATAAGCCGCTGCGGGCCCTTCCATCCAGAAGGAGGCAATGCGCGAGCGGCGCCCGTCGCCGGTAATGTTTCCGTCCCGGTCAATGGATTGGCCATCACGCAGCCATACGCCCTTCATGTTCAGCTCGCGCTTCATACCCGCCAAAACTTTTCCCTTACAGGCAGGGCATTGCAGATACGCCGCCTCGCTGGCGGTCACCAGGTCAGTCGTATCGCGGTAGCCGGTCATATTGGAAACTTCAGGCTGAAAATATTCCCCGCAGTGGGGACAGGGCCAGTAAAGGCGCCGCCGGTCGCCGCGGTTGTACAGCGAAAGAATGCCGGTAGTGGGCGGCGCCTCATGGGGCGAGCTTTGTCGCCATTTGGTGTCGATAATGTCGCGGCCCGGCGAACTTTCGACCAGCGTCATGCCGGATGACATAAATGTCGTGGTTCGCTTGGACGCCAGGGAGAAGCCGTCCCCCTCTCCGTCAATATCTTCCGGAAATCGGTCGTAATCGGTGAGCTCAACAAATTTGTAGTCCGATGAGGACATTATATTGACCGACGGCCAGCCCAGCTTTAGGTAGTTGCCGGCGCGGAAAGTGCGGTCATGGACGTTATTGTCATTACGACGAGGACTAAGCCTCGTTTTCACTTCCGGGCTGCATCTGAACGTCCTATCCAGGCGCTTCTTAGAGTGCTCTCGCGCCTTTTCTTCTGATACCTGAATGACCAGCATATCTGCCGGATCACACACAATGCTGTAAACAATCCAGCCATCAATCAGACCAATGGTTTTACCCGTTCGCGCCGGGCCCACAAACACAACAGCATCATATTGGCGTGATGCCAGGCAGTTCATTGGCTCGATGACATACGGAGCGAGATCTGGATCCCAGCGGACCGAGTTACCGGCGCCCAGTGGCACACGCATATATTCGGCTACCGCATCGGCAACCAGCATGCGCCGTGGAGCGCGTAATATTCCGGAGACATCCTGTCGGATCCCCCTGGCGGATGCCCGCTTTGCCATCAGTCTTCCTCCGGTTCATCCTCCTCTGCTTCGGCGTCCATGACCTTCTCGGCCATCTGGTCGCGCAAATCATCAATGATGCTCTGCACGCGGGCAACCGCAGCCGGCGACAGAGCGCAATCACGTTCCAGCACATCAGGCAGCGTTTCCAGCACCATGACAACGGCTTTGGCCATTACAGAAAACTCTCTGGCCACCTCATCAGCCGGAATAAGCTGGCCGGTGTCCTGCTCAAACTTGATCCGCTCATTCTCGGCTTTCCAGTGCGCCAGCCTGTCGGATGGAGTCATATCCTCAAGGTTGGCAGAAACCGTTGGGATCATTAGTTCGGTGAGGATATCGGTGATGAGATAGAGCTTAAGTTTGCTGTTACTTCCCGCTGTGGGTTCGATATTTTTTAGCCTGGCAGCCACCGTCTGCCGATGAACGTCAGTAATAGCAGCCAGCTGGTTAATGTTCAGTTTGAGAGAGGCTATTTCCTGATCCATGATGGTGAACACTATTTAAACAATTCGACATCTTCTAAAAATGGCCCAATAAAAAACAAAGACCTACCAACATGATGATGATGACCATGGATCCGAAAAACCAGCCGATTCCCGCGAGCGCGCCGCCCCGTGGCAGGCCACCCCGCCGGGAGGACCCGTCGATCACACGGACTGATCGTCAGCACTGCCGACGCTGCCGCCGTCAGCATCGAGCACGGCTTCGGGGATCCGGTTCTCAAGCGGATCATTTTCAAACACCTTCAGCCCGTTGAACCCCAGCCAGGTGGTGCCCTGACTGACGTTGCCTGCGATGAACTCCAGCACGTCATTCATTAGTTGCCCAACGACCGCCTGGGTGTTCTGACGCCAGTAGTTTTCTATGGCTACAAGCAGCGGGTCCGAGCCGTCTTTGATGCTCTGCTCGCCTACGACATAGGTCTTCACCTTTGCCTTATCAGTGACGCAGAGCAGCTGCGAGGTCTGCACAGCGGTGGCTGCAGGGCCATTAACCTGCACCGTGATAGCTGCAGTTTTGCTGCCATCATCGTTGGTACTGGATGCATAGAACATAGAGATGGTCAGGTCATTACGATTAAACATTGCTATTACTCCGTTTATGGCGATGACGGCGTGGCTTGCGAGGCGGCTGCACGGCAGCAGGAATTAACTCCCCTGTCACAGGCAGTGTTGGCTCCGGTGCCGAGGGAGGTTCAGGCGACACCTCTTTCAGAGGCTCATGCTGTTCACCACCCTCTTCAACTTCAATTTTAAAGTAGGGGTTATGGTTCTTTTCGTGCCGGAAGTGCAGTGCAGAAAGCGGCAGATCCATGTAAGACTTGCCATTGTATTCAACAGCAACCAGTACACCATTGGCATATTCAATCTTGAGATTATTCACTAGTGTCTCTGCTCCTCGGGTTAAGGTCATTAAACGGTAAATTTTCCAGCAAAATATTTAGACTCCACCTATGCTTACTTTCGTAGTCAGATTCAAAATGCATACTGTTTTCCTTTCCCCCTGCAGGAAACTGTCAGGGGATTTTTTTATACGCTGCCCCATTTTTTGAGGTGATTGCCTATACTCAACAAGCAGATGCCTCAAGGCTGAGGCATAAAAATAAGCCCAGCCGTATTTTTCCACCCTCTGGTTGATGCGGACTCGGTAATCGGACCTGATAATTTCTCGCCCTGACGGCACTCCGTTCAGGGCTTCTTTTTTTGTATTACCTAAGCTCCTCAATGAAGGGCTTAGGTAATGCCGGTGATCGTCAAGGTGGCAGACTTTGTCAATTTCAGAACAAATGACACAGTAAGTCCGCATGCAGCGTTATTTTCCGGTTCACACTCACGGATAAAATTGTCATTTCTCAGTGATTTGTTCTGCTATCCGCTGCTGATCGATGTTCCTGATATCCGCTTTATCCCGGTTGCACTGCGCCAGCGCAGACAGCAGACTGACGTTCAAGTCCAGGCTGCTGCCCCACGTCATTGGCTCCGGTATCTCGGGCTGATACGTCTCAGCGGTCAAGCTGGCCGGCAGCGGCACGTACGACACCGGTACGTAAACTGTCCGCGTATTCCCGCAACCTGTCAGCTGCGCCAGCAGGCACAACGCGAACAGCACAATCATCGCCCGCAACAGCAGCTTTGATGTCGTGCGCGGCTCGCGATGACTCCAGTGCGATCTGTTCTTTAGCATGCTGATTGGCCTCGGTGATTTGGTTCATGATGGTGACGGTGCGCAGAACGCTGGCGGTAATGGCTTCGGAAGAGTCAGCGCGCTGCTCTGCGGCGTCCGCCCGCGTTTTCTCTTCCTGCCATTTGTCATGGTAATGGGAAGCTACCCAGAGAATCCCGGCGATAAAGGCCGCCAAGACAGCCAAGGCGATTAGTCGATAACGCAGGGTCACTCGTCTATCCCCCAGCACGTCAGCGCGCTCTCCTGGTCCCGGCGGGAAACCTGCCCGTAGCAGTTATTCGACCGCACCCGACAATCCTTCCCGCCATCCTTAATCCACCAGCGAATTGCCTCGCAGGCGCCGCGGCGGTTACCAGCGTTAATGCGCTGATAGAACGTCGAAGGGAAGCACTTCCCCGGTCCGATGTTGTACGGGCAGAACGAGGCAATGCCGACCTTCTGCGGGGGCGTTAGCGGTACGTGAATATTTTTATCTACCCACGCCAGCGCCTTATTGCGCTCGATGGCGTTCACCGCGTCGCATTTAGCCTGCGTCAGCTTCATTCCCTGCACCACCGGGCGGCCATCGACTCGAGTGGCGCCGCGACAAATCGTCCAGATACCCTGGCTGCCGTCATGGTATGCAGTCAGGCTATTGCCCTCTTTCTCATTCAGGAACTGATCCATCAGCACTGGCGCCGACGCGCCAGCAGCAATCAGCCCCAGCATGGCGGCGCTAAGTTTTGCTCTGGTCGATGCCATATCAGTTGTCCTGCGGTGGGGAGGTCACGTAGCCGCGCGCGAGAGCCTGCTCATAGGCTTTCGTCTGCCGGCGCTTGAAGTAGAGGTTAGTGAAATATGTTGCGATACCGAGAACCACGCCGCTGGCCAGCGCAATGAAGTTCCAGTCGAGTCCGTGAAACCAGTCATACATGCGTGCCAGTCCCGTGCAAATTAGGCCGCCTGACGTGCAGTACGTGGCAGCAGAAAAAATTTTGTCAGGCATTTTCATTGTCTCCACCTCGCATTGGGCGGGCTGAAAGTTAAAGGCTTATGTCATTACTCAGAGAAAGGTTATAAGTCCTTATTTATGCTAAAAATGCGTTGTTCCTCCACCAGGCAGCAACAATTGATTAACTTTATTGACCTTTGACAGATTCAGTAGCAACCTTGGGTGGCTGTTGTGTTTTTGAACATGTTTAACCCTCGAAGAAAACATGACGGTTTCCTCGAAAGTTCTTGGTATCTTTCGCCCGTAATCAGGATTTCCCCTTACGGGCCTTTTTTTTATCTATATTTAAAGTGATTCATAGTGAGGTACCGGTGGGCCATATTTTCCCTCCCCGGTCATTCATGAACTGTGTCCGGGGAGTCTTATCTGCACTGCTAATCTTCAGTAAGCCCTAAGGACTCCTTAAACAGCAGAGTCGTCAACATGGATCTCAGGGGCTAAAAATGCAAAGGCCCACCCAATAGTGAGCCTTTTTTCTCTACCCTGAGGATTCAGGTAAACAGTAAATGATGATGGAACCGAGAGACGAATGAACGCCACTTCACAAGACCAACTTTGCCACTCCATTTTTGGAGTAAAAAAATTAGTTCACTAATAATAGTAGTCCACTTAAGGGACATCCCTTTGAGAAACTAGCAATCAGAATATCAACAATAAGGTGCAATCATTCTGTCAGTCAAGTCCAGTGAACTGTTCCTGAGTGCAGAGGGAGGAATGCCAAAATACCGCTGAAAGGATTTACAAAAAGTGGAGCTATCCGTAAAACCTACCTGTACGAGAATAGCTGTAATATTTAGCTCACCTTTCAGAATAAGTTCAGCTGCCACAGTCATTCTTCGAGCCCGAATATAGCCAGCCAGGTTATATCCAGTGAAACTCTTGAACAAGCGTTGCACATGCCAATAGGAATACCCAGACCTCCTGGCAACTTCGCTTATCGACATCGCGCGTGTCAGGTCGGACTCAATCCACTGGACAAGGTCGGAGATAACCATATCAGGAAAAGTAGAGTAAGTAGTCTCAAGCAACATCATAAACGCATACCATTTTTATTCCGTTTAAGAATAAAGATAGCACAAAACTGAAGTGAGACTGACGCCTGTATATGATGAGGCGCCTCAACCAAAAAACCACCCGAGGCTCTTTGGACAACATGAGGCGCTTTTGAATAAAAGCTATAGCCAAGAAGGTAAAACTGCTTATAGTCAACGTTCATTCAAAATCGTTCACCACCGAAGACTTTAACCCAAAGTACAACTTTGAAGGCTGATGCTCCTTTACGGTGAGTTGGTTGCGGAATTATTTTTTAAGTTTAGATGACGAACAGTAAAGATACAAATAGCTGCTATCACGAAAAAATAACCATGTTTAGCAAGTGGTAACCCGCTTTCAATGATAATCATCGAAGATATGACAGGGGTACTGATGCAATGCACCTCGCGAATACCCCTGTCGTATCGCCGGAAAGCAAAAACCCCGCGGTGGCGGGGTTCTCGTTATGTTCAAATTGTCGCTTTTGGTCGCTGCCGAGTGGCGCAGCTCTGCTAAGCATGCCTTAATTATCAGAAGTTTTAGCGCAAATTCAATATCAACAATACAAAATAGCACTTTTTGTTCATCTTTATTTTTTCAGCTCATGTCTTGCAACTAAAAAAACTTTCGCCTGGAATATCTCCAGACACCATTTAACGCGCCTCCTTGCCTCATCAGATGACAGCCAAGGCGCCATTTGCTGCAGCTCTCGGCTAATGTCAGAGATTTTCTTACGCGTCGTGTAAAACCCAACTCCCACGATATAAACCGGGTCCGTCGTTTCGAATGACTCCAGCACGCACTGCTCGACGAAATCAGCATCATCATCATTGAGCGCACTGTCGATCAGATTAGTGGCTGGCTTCGGCCATAAAATAGAGTGCGCCCGACTCAGCGCCTGCTGCCCTCGATACCCTTCCTCCCGTGCCTGAGAAAGTGCAGCGGTAAAACGCTCCAGAGCCTTATCTGACCATGAGGCCCCTTTAATGCCTCGCCAGCAAGCATGACCTTTTGGTATTCGCGGTGCCGTCCCGCCCCTGACATTATCGCCCCAGATCGTCAGCAAAGATTTAATCCATCCTGACTGAATACCTGTCAGTAACACGGATTTCCCCAGATAGCGCTTATGAGTTGCCTTCGCTACTTCATTAAGAGCTGCTACATGTTTGCGGCGTTGCTGCGGTGTCATTTTTTCTCCTTATTACGCGAGAACGCCAAGCGCAAAGGCTCGGTCCAGTACGTTCTTTAACATTTCGAGTTGCGAGCCGTATTTACGCTCAAATTTAACTGGGTCGTTGTGCAGTTCGTTGTGGTGACGGCGGCAGAGTGGGATAGCAAACGCATCGTGCGCCTTCGTCCCCATGCCCCCCTGCCCGTAACCTATCAGGTGATGAGGATCATCAGCTGGCTGCCGGCAGCATTCGCATGGCTGCGATTTAACCCACGCCAGATAGCTTTGGTTTTTCCAGCGGATACGTTTGGGTTTTCTGAAAAATGATGCTGGCGGCTCGGGGTCTACAGTGAGCGGTGTTATTGGCACATCCAGAATCTGCTCGTGCAGATCGGCAACAGGGGAATAACTGCCGACGCAACGTTCCAGAATGCTGGTGGCCGACTCTGTTGGGATAATGTCACTTTCACGCCAAACTGAAGGGATTGGCTCATTCGCTAAGCGCAGCGCCTGCCGTGCCAGAGACTCGGTAATAGCCTCTGACGCTCCGTGAGTTAACGCCCACCAGCACAGCTCCGCAACAGACAGCGAACGCTCCCGGCTATATCCCAGATCGCGCAGAACTATTTCAATAATCCACTCGATTAAGTTTTCCCTGGCAATTCTGGTGAGAAGCTCAGTCGCCTGGTCGCGCAGCTTGTTGTCGCAGTGCCAGCAAACACGTATCGCGCCAGGCGGGTGCCGCATCGTGACCAACTCGTCGTGATGGTACTCAGAGTGTGGGTACTGACATTCGCGACGCCGATTTTCCAGCCAGTATTCAAGACCGGAAATACCACCAGCGGCACGAATGACTCGCTCGTCAATAAAGAAACCGGCAATTTCAGGATCGTTTGCCAGCGGTTGGCGGGCGTCAGGAATCCGGCCAGGCGCCAGTGAAGCCATGTTCTGGGGAACCGACTCAACCAGAATACGTCCATGGGAAAACAGCGTCATTAATTCACGCCCCGGCTTAAGAAGCACAATTCCCATGTTGCGAACAATCTCCGCAGTCAGTATCGCTCGCATCAGGACTCCGGCTCGAAGGCTGAGATGGCGACGGTAACCTGACCTTTAGGAGTGATCGGGCCCCATTCGAGTAGCAGCCGTTTTATCTGGCTGTCATCATGCCAGATTCCGGCCCGTGTCAGGGCGTCAAACAGCGCCTTGTTGAAGTTATCCAGGTCACGACGTCGGCGGTCAGGAGGGTATAGGGTGACGATTACTGAAACCGGCCCCACCAGAGTATGCGGCCGCGGACGTAACTGCTCAAAGACGGCGGAACAGGTTTCCGCCTGATAAGCGCGCCCTTTGGCACTCACCATGTGCCGGCCTTTCAACGGGCCGCGGCTTGGCGCGCGCCAGTAAGTGTTTACGCTTGGCGGAAATGGTAGTGATAGCGTCAGTGTTTCCATCATCCCCCCAGAACCGCTGCTCAAAACGTCGGTCCGGGCGGGGAGCCTTTTCTGACTCAGGCAGATATGCGCTCAGCGTCCAGTGAATGAAGTCGTTACTAAGCGATCGCTCTGTCTTGACGTTATTGTTGCGGTACCGTCTCTCGAGATCATCAATCTGCTCGGATGTAAGGTCGGTATGCTGAAACCAGGTTCGCTTCATGCATCACCCCGCGGGGATTTCGGCATGAATAAACCGCTGGCGCCGGACGGCGTCAGGGGTGGGGTGTTTTGAATGTGGTTTTGCGCCATGGTGTCTCTCCAGTGGCGCAGCAGGTATAGGGTGTTCAGGCCTATGACGGGATAATACCAGAGTTCTCAGCAACGCGGTAACCAGCCTTCTCCAGCATCTGCGTGAACAGGGTCGGCGTGCCAATAATTTCATCCTCGGCCAACGGCATAAACGACACCATACCGCCACGACGATACATAAGCGCACGTTGGCATTCCGGAAATGAATGCAGTTTAGCAACGATAACCCCATCGTGGCATCTGATAACTGCGTAACCCTTTTTTGGTAAATCTTTTACTTCCACCCCGAGTCCCCTCTTATAAACCTGAAATTAAATCCACAGCTGATTAATAAAACCACTCATCTGCGCTTTCCCAGGTCTCCTGCAGGATCTCCTCGATTCGTTTTTTGTCCGCCTTTTCTCCTCCAACGATACTCAGGCCATCAGAGCCGGCACGCCGGACGGTAAGCTTGCAATCAGCATAGCTTTTATCGATACGCTTCTTAAGCTCCAGCTCAAGCGCAGGCACCGCCCCATCCGGCAATTTTTTGGTGCGATCAATTGTGACCTCAACTTTCATAAATCCTCCCTCAAACATTAACTGTATAAACATACAGTATACCTACAACTAGCAAGATTCAAGTTTTTTGAGGGCACGTATTGTGAATACCATACTACTGTTTATAAAGATGTTTTCGCTGTGAAACTAAAAACCCGCCGAGGCGGGCTTAGCTATGCTGCCAGTTCTTTTGGCCTACACATTTCCGGGAGATTTGCGCGCACCAGCGCCTCAGCGAACGGTGGCGGCACCGCGTTTCCGCACCTGGCGACTAGCTTATCCTTGGCGTACTTCACGCCGCGATAGTCCTGGTCGATGATGTACCAATCCGGGAATCCCTGCACCCTGTATAGCTCATGTGGCTGCAGCGTGCGCAGCCGATATCACCGATATAATCAAAGAAGCGCTAAGTATCAGCAGGCTGAATTGCATTGAAATAAGGTCATGAGCAATTATTCTAGTACTCATATGGAGGATTTAATGGCGAAGGGTAGTTATAGCAAATGAAGCCCCTACATTAAAGATTAGGGGCTTTTCTTAGCATTATAGTGCTGAATAATCCAATCGATGCCTTGACGACATCACTGATTATCATTAAGTTTTAGCGGGCCCTCAGCGCCCACAATGTATCAAATCGAGACGGTTTGATTTGATATCTAAGACAAAAACTCCCTATAGCAATGCTGGTGAGATCATCTTATACGACACCAATCATTTTACAACAAGGCATTAATGTCAAGCTTTTTTTAAAAAAAATTGCTTTTGCCACCACTCTTCATTGAAAATGCACTCTCCATCGTAGTATGGTGCATACTATGAAGCAAATAAATCCCATTCCCAAAACTTATTTGTTTCTTTTTCTATACGCTTAACAAATAACCCTATCAAAATATTAACTCATGAGTGTACCTTATGGACCTAATGAAAATCAAAATCAATAACATTAAAAACATCAAAAACGCAGATATCGAACTTCCTATTGAAGGTGGTTTGTATAGCTTGGTTGGGGGCAATGGATGTGGCAAAAGCACCTTGATGTTGATCATGTCGGTTTTATTAAGTTCAAAACGCTTTAATATGCTCCAGGATGAAGATTTTGATGATAACTCTACCATTGACATTGCTATTTCCGCTAATGATTACGAAGAATCTAACCACTGGTTTGTAAAAAAAAGACAGCGAAATAACGAAAATATGTGGTGGTGTGCTAGCAGACCGCTTTCATATAAGGGCGTTTATGAAGGCAGTTTATTTTATGGAGCACGCTTCAGAGATTCGACTATTGTCGACAAATTACTGCGAAACAATCAAATAAAAGACGATCAGATTGTTGATGCTTTTGATTACGTAAAGGATAATTTAAGTTATATACTTCATGGTGACTATAATCATTACAAAGACATGAAGAAAATAAAAAATAAAAACATATCGGAGAACTTCGAATTATCTAACCTCCCTTATTTCATGACAACTAAAAAAGGGGATTTGCTTAGTCAATACCGAATGAGCTCAGGTGAATGCCTTCTAATTTCACTTTTAAATTATATTTATCATACTTTGATCAACCAAGGTAGAAATAAAAGCATAACAGATAGAACCTTTTTCATACTCATTGATGAAATAGAATTGGCCTTACACCCCATAGCGATTTCTCGTCTAATTGGTTACTTGAATTCATTATTAGATTCATATCCTAAATTGTGCGTATATTTAACATCTCACTCTCCAGAAGTGATTCGAGCCCTTAAACCACAGAATATGTACTTGATCAACAATAACGAAGGAACGTTAGAACTAATCAACCCTTGTTTTCCAAGCTATGCTATTCGTGAAGTCTACCGGCATGATGGATTCGACTATCTAATTTTAGCAGAAGACGCACTGGCTTCATTAGTAATTGATAGTGTTCTGTCTGACACAGGTTTAAAAAACAGCAGGTTGATACACATATCACCTGTTGGTGGGTGGCAAAATGTTTTAAATTTGCACTTGGATTTGTTAAGAAACAATGTCATTGGAGTTAATAAACAGATAATCAGCATTTTGGATGGTGATGTTATCACTGAAGTTGCAAAAAAAAATGAATACAAGAACCTTGCCAAACTTTTCCTTCCGATTCAAAGCATTGAAAAATTCATATTCAGCATCGTATTCAATAAAGGAAACGAAAAATTAAGAAAAACGATAAACGATAAGTACTTTCCAATAAAATCATTAGACGATCTCGCTGCTGAACACCATAAACAATACCCAGGAACCCCTAAAAATCCCGACAAGCTATTTTATTTTAGGATAAAAAAAGACTTTGAAAGCAGAAGCATAGATGAATCTTATTTCATAAGGAATTTCAGTGAAGACATTAAACGGGAAGTAGACTTCACATCTTTCGGAACTCAATTACAAAAACTACTTTCTTAATTTCTTTTCCCCACACCCGCATGTACAAATAAATGCGGGTGTGGAAACCATTTAGATAAACTTACTAGCCACTATGCCCCCCCTTGTCGTTATAAAAATAAAATCCCATGGTTTAGAGCCATCCAACATATCAGTCATGCTGCATGCTCCTGTTTTTGATGCGCCGCCGAGTTCAGCCAGAGGCATTTAGTCCGAACTTTCGTGCCGCGCCCTGCGCTGATACGCGACGGCTTGGTTACTCATTTGGATGCCTCCGCGCGTACTGTTTTGCTGCAGCGACCAATGAATCATGCGGCTCAATAGCGCCAGCGGTTCGCATTTTAGCCAATCCATAACTGATGCCAAGCCTGTCCATTACGCAATCTGTATCGAGATACTCTCAACGACTGCATAGCGCCGCAGTTATCACACTGGCGCGAATCTCAGCAATCGCCGCGTCGGTTGCTGGTTTTTCAGGTTCATAGCCATCGGCACTTACGTAACGAGTAACCTCACTCTCGTAGAATGTCTCTGGCTCAATTTGCGCTACATAGCATTCCAGGCGGATGAACTCTGCCAGCGCAGTGTTCTCCGCCACCAGCGCAGCTACCTGCTGCTTTAACTCAGTACAGAAACGTTCATACCCGTCAATTATCACAGCCCGATTATGATCGTTTTCAATGACCCGCCGGCGCAGCGCTGCTACCGTTTTTTCCAGCTCTTCGTATGTTGGTTTCATGCTTCCGCCTTGCTGCGGTTTTCCGCGATGCATTTCTGTTCGTCGATAATTTCCAAGGCCTCAGCCAGGGCGACTCCCTCAAGAGTTATCACGCCTTCGTCGGTGATATTCGCAATAGCCATCAGCTCAACAAGCCGCCTCGCTTTCTTGACGCTGATTTCCGGGGCGACAATGCGTTTGGTTACTTTCTTGGCGCCCATCGCCTTAGCGACCGCCACATCCTTTTTGAGAACCTCTCCAGCCTTGTCGCCATGTTCCTTAACCCTGTCGACGGCTACCGACACAGACACGTCGCCGGATTTAACGACCTGCTGAACATCATGATTGGCTGTGCTGAGTGCCAGGAGCTTTTCAACGGTCGGCGCTGACTTGTGAACTAGTTTCGCTATTTCACTGATGGACAGGTTAAACGTTGTAGCCATTTCCTGGACAACAGCGGCCTGTTCAAGAGGGGAAAGCGGAAGCTGGTTATTACTGGTCATGATTCGAGCCAGGCGCTGCACATCGTTACCTACGAACGGCATTATATGGATGCGATCTACCGGCTTTCCGGCATCACGACACCTGGCGTAAGCGCGGCGCCTCCTGTGACCTTCAACAACCCATACACCACCTTCATCGCGCGCAATACACTCCAGTGGAGGGACTGTGCCTCCTTTGCTCAGATAGTTGAACAGATCATCGTCTGCTGCACGGGTGCGATCGTCATCCTCACGTTTATTGAAGCCCTCTTTAACGTGAATATCGTCAAGGCTAATGAACATCCCAGAATCGGGACGCTTGATAATCCCGGATTTAATCATCTGCTTGAATGAGTTAGCCATGAGAAATATCTCCCACCTTGATGAATTGGGTTCCAATATGAGCTTTCTGCTTGTTCATTATTTTGCACTCCCGAATATTTTATGGACCTGATACCCCTGCCAGCTCTGGCGGCACTGCTCTGTGATGCTCACGCGCTGACGCCTTGGCTTTTCTGCTGCTGGCTTAATCGGCTTGAGATTGATATCGCCGCGGCGCAGCCGGTAAACAGGGTGATAGAGCCGACCAACGTTGGACACGACCCCGGCACGTACCAGGTGTTCCAGCAGGCGGTTGGCTTTTTTGCAGTCGCAGTCCACCAGCGCTTTAACTTCCCGTGGAGTTATCTCTCCCCGCTCCTGCATCGCGTTCACGATTTTCCAGAGGTTATTACTGGCCATGTTCACGCCCTCCTCGCCGCACGCCGGTAGCAAGCATCCCGGCGCTGGCACAGACGCAACATCTCATTGGAGTTGCAGGCCATATTCATAGCACTGGTGTACTGCGTGGCAGCCCGCCGCCAGAAACCTTTCAACTCAAGCTCCTGTGCCAACGCCTCCACTGCCTGCAGCTTCTCAGGATCTTTTGGCTTTTCCAGCATGAAGGGCAGCACCACGTCCGGTATGCAGGCTCCTTCTGCTGCGGTGTAGGCATACTGCGTGCCGTTGTGCTTGCGGGTAATAATGCCCTTGCGTGTCAGCGACCTGAGAAAGTTACAGGCCGTGCTGGCGGAAACATCCAGGGCTTCACAGATGTCGCGAATGACACAGCCCGGCATGTGGCGTACAGCGATCGCCACCCGGTCTATTTGATTGATTTTTACTGTATTGGTCATTGGTCAAAACTCGTTAGTTGCTTAATCCAGCCGCTTTACGACGCTTGTACTCTTCCATCAAAATCTGCGCAGGCGTTGGCCCGGCAGGATGGTGTGGTGCAGCAAGCTGGCGGCGTATAGGCGGCACGCTGAAACCATTGCCTACGTGCTTGGTCCACTTAGTCAGTAATTTTTCTGCCAGTTTTTTTAGCTCCCCTTCGGTCATTTGGCGCTCGACGCCAGCCCTGCGCATCTCAATGCAGATGTGGTACAGCACCGGCTGCGGCCACGGATATTTATCACTCCCGGAGTAGCGGTATGACTCATTGCGCCACTTCCGGTACGCGTCCATCACTCCTTCAGACGTCAGCCCAAACGGGTTAGCCCCGCTTTCGGATACCAGAGAGACAAACTCTGCCAGGTCTGGCGGCCAGGTATTTCCCATAGCGCAGCGCTCCATGCACTGCTGGCAAACCAGCTTGATCTCGCTATCAGTCATCGAACCGATCTGGGCTATCCACAGGGCCGAGGGCTCGGCGCCATTCTTCTGGGTCCAGCGGTTCGAGAACACCTCGCCCATCACTCTCCACAGCTGCCATGCCGTTTTCACTGCCATCAATCCCATTTCTGCGACACCAGCTCTCGTAGGCTGCGTCGATCTGCTGAACAGCTCGGGATGCTGTTGGCTCTGGTCGAACTCCTGCATACGTCACTCCTCCGGTTTCAGGTTTCTTCTTCGCTCTTACGTGCACGATGTGCCGTGCAAATTTCTGCTCCCACTGGATTTGGGTAAAAACTTTCTGCTCGGCATTCCAGTAGGCGATGAACTCTGCCAGCTCAGTTGGCAGATAATCCGGCTCTGGCAAGTTAATCCCCCACTGCGCAGCGCGCTGCCGGAAATCCCCGGATGGCAGCCAGCCGTCAGCCATGCTGAATTTTCCGATCGGTTCGTCCAGCCCATCCAGGTACCGCGGAGCAACAGGCTCTGCTGGCGGAAATATTTGGCCAGCGTTTTCATTCGCGCCCACGCTAAGAGAGGGGTTTAAGATCTGTTTACTGTTTACTGCTTTCTGGATACCTCTTGGCAAAGGATTAGGCTTATCCTTAGACAAAGGGCGAGACAAAGCGAAAGCCTTATCGAAAGCCAAACCCATAGCGGGTGAAACCCCATGCGACGCGGCTTTCAAGGATTCCAACGCCTCATATTTGAGGTCACATTCGGGCAGCAATTCGAACGCCCGCACCCACGATTTGATGACGTTTACTGACGTTGGCGGGTTATGTTTGGCAGCGTTGGGCAGCCAAAAAACTCGGGCTTGGATGTCGGCTTTGACCATCCCAAGTGATTTGGCTTCTCCTAAGGCTAAGTCGAAGGCTTCGACTTCCCAGCCCAGCTCTTCGGCCAAAGCCGCGCGACCGGCCTTGAATAGCCCAGGAATAATCCCCGTGAACGGCCCTGTCAGCAGGTAAATAAATAAGCTCTGCCCGCCAGGCTGCAAAGGCGACAGAGCGCGAAATTTGGGGTCATCCCACATCGTGATCTTCACCTTACGGTAAGGCTCATTGCTTGCCTTACTCTTTGGCTTCGCCTTAGGCAAAGGAGTTGTCATAATTCACCCCTTGGCGCTGTTGTTCTATTGGTCATTGGTCAAAACTCGATTAAAAAATTTGTGGGGCAATCGCGCTAAGCGTCGCGAGCAGCGGCCCGGCAATATCTGATGGAAGCATTGCTGTTTTGGCTGAAATAGACTCCAGCAGCTCTTTAACCTGAACAGCTATTGGCAAACCCAGCAGAACGGCCTGATGTGCTTCAACGTCCTCTTTCATTGAGGAGGCCACCAGCTCAGGGTTAGTCTTTTCGTCCCGGCGCCAGCCGTAGCGCTTGGCGATCGCCAGGGGCATCGCGGTGATAATCGCTTCAGACAACTGCATCACGTAGCCGGTGTACTTCTCTGAGCCGCCCTCATTTCGAAGGTAGCGGAAGAGATTCTGTTTATTGACGGTTATGCCGCGGCCGCCAACGGCAAGCCAGCGCTCAGCCACCAGCCGGGCGATGTCATCTTGCTGCGTTTTTCCTGGCAGAGTGCCCTCCCAGTCACGAACCGCGTCGAGCAGACGGCGGCATTTCATGCTATCCCGGCGCCGAGGTTGAAACTGATTTTGCGGTTTCAGCGCAACCCCGCTGCGCTGGTTATGATGTTCACATGTCAGCGATTGCATGGCTTGGTCTCCACAGGAAGTCCGTCAGTTGGGTTCGGGTACAGATCGGGGCGGAGTTCATGAGGTGTCACACCAGTTGCTTTAAAAACTGGCAATACCCGTGAAGCAGGGACCATCCCGTTGCACTTCTTTTTCCACTGGCTGATTGCCATGCCACTGACGCCAATTGCAGTTGCTAGTTTGTTGGCGGAGCCAGCTGCTTTAATCGCGCTATCAAGAGCTGTCATGCGTTGTTCTCCTCGTTTTGATGATGCAAATAAAGCATAACTTTACATTGAATGCAAATTTATAATTTATTGGAAGAGTAAACCAAACGTTTACAATGTGCCCATGAAACAAAAAAATGAACGTAGCGAACAGCTGGTATCTCGTCTTGAGGAACTGACAAAACGCGGCATCAGCAAAGCAGATATGGCTAGGTTTGCAGGGGTTACCCCGCAAGCGGTTAACGGCTGGTTCAAAAACGGTGCGATCAGCAAAAAATCAGCAATATCGATTGCTGAGGCTGCTGGGGTGTCGGTTACCTGGTTGCTAGGTGAAGAGGTTTCTGAAAGCGCAGGGCTCAAGCCCAATGAAGCAAAAATGCTGCAACTCTTCAGGCAGCTGCCCGAGTCTGAACAAGAGAAAATGGTCGATCTGTTCCAGATGAGACTAAAAGAACTTGATGATTATGTTGAAAAATATCTGCGTGGTAGATTCAAAAGTGCTGAAGACGTTTAACAGCTTTTGAGCTATCTGCAATCAACCGGCGAAAGCCGGTTTTTTTATGTCCAAAATTCCCCTTCAGTAAATTCCCACCCCATAAAGTAAAAATTTATCTCATATTAAATTTATAATTGACAAAAATTATAAAGTGATGCTTTAATTAGTTTACACCAAGTCATCAAGGCAGGAAGCCCACGCAGTAGCTGCCGGCGGCATACGAAGCACCGGATGAGATGGCAATGACAATGCGCAGCAGGTTTCAACGTTCCGCTGGCCGGCGACAAGGCTCAAACACAGGAAATCGCTATGAGAATAGAAGTGTCCAGAATTGGGAAAATTTACTTTTTACTCGTCTCCCCAATCAAACTCTCTGTCGCCCAAGCGCTGGATACCCGACTCGGCGACCGCGTAATCATTGCAGCTTTTGGTACTGACATCACATCCATGGGCATGGCACCAGGAGACGAACTCGTAAGTGCTGGCTACCACCTTCACAACTTGGATACCGCTGTTTTCGTAGCGCTCCACCATGCTATCGGTGCGGATACGCCAGTCGTGATATTCAAAGGGTAAGACATAAGCATCCGAAAGGATTTTTTGGAATTCGTCATAGTGTTCGGGATTTTTATACCAGAAAACAGGCAACGAGTTAGTCCGCATTTTACCCTCCATGGGGGGTATTCAAATGGAGTTCCCTACGGCTAGGTAGGGTTCGTGCGCCGGACACGGGTAAGAATCTTTTGCACGTAAACCAGCGAGGCTTCAGGCGGTGCGGCTACCCCTCTTCTGGGCCGTAGTTCGCCGCATCTGCTATACCCTCGCCCAGAAAGGCGATCCGGCTGCCGACCAACAGCCAGCAGTTCATCAGTAATCGAGTTTTGAATAATGGCTGTTGCCAGCCCCATGCCCGGTGCACAGAGCATGATGATGGTAATACCGCCATCGTAACCAAACAGGAGACGAAGACCTGTTCTGGTTAAATTGGAAAAATGTTCTTTTGCCCGTCAAGCGGCGGGCCTTTTTCCGGAGGTTTATATGTCAGCAAATGAACTGGCATTGCGATTCAGTAGCGCGCCAGCAGAGCAACTGATTGGCGTTCTCCCGGTGCTGGAGGTCAAAGAGGCACTGCGTGAAGAAGTCGAGGACGATGTGCTGAATGACGTGTGGCAGGAGCATCAGTTCGAGATGGATGCTGTTGAAGAGCAGGCGGATGAAGCGAACCGACTTGCCAGCAAATTTGAACTTGTTGCAGAAGCATTTGGGACCGCTATCAAACAGGCGGTACAGCTACTTCCTAACTGCGAAGTTAAAACCATCTTAAACGACGCGTTAGAGGATCATCCGGGCTACGGGCGCGACCCTCAATAACGCAAAAACCCGCCGAAGCGGGTTTGTACGCCGGTCAGCCGACCAAAGCTTTCCGGAATCGAGTTTTGAACAATGACCACTACCCGAGGGGAGCTATCAAAGTCCCGGGTATCTTACAACCTAAAGGAACCCGAACGCAATGAACACGTATGCGTATCTCATTAAAGCCAAAGCAAAAGCCGCCAATGCTAAAAGCTTCTTTTGCTGGTTCTCTGCAAAATCAGACTCCCGCGCTGACCGTCAGATCCTCGATATTCTGGAGGATGCAGAAATTGAAACCGGCCGCGGCGCCGACCACCAGCTGCCGATCCGCACTAACTGGTTTGTGGTAGACGACCTGCCAGAGGAAGGCGTTCTTGACGACACCTGGTGCGATCGCTACACCCTGGCTGACGACGGGGCCAGCTGGCAGAAGATTGTTGCTGAACCCGCACCTACGCCCGCACCAGAGCAGGAGCAGGAGCAGGAGCAGGAGCAGGAGCAGGAGCAGCCCATCCCTTCCACACCACTGTCAACATCTGATGAAAACTTAACTTATAACCTGGCACTCCTCCCCTTCAGGGCGCAGTTATTGGCGCAGTTTCTCACAGAAGAGAAACATGCCTCCCATATCAGCTGGCCAACAAAATGCCAGATCGCCGATCTGGAGATGGATACCGATAACAACTATATCCAGAATCTGTTACTGGCGGCCGAGAACAATCCGAAGCTCAAAGACTATGACCTTCACGGTCTCTGGAAGGTTACCACGGCTGTGAAAAAGGTTTTCCCTGTCGATAAACGGCATGAGCTGGGAACACTGATCACGTTTATTAAGCTCTGGCTTGAGCATGACCATATCGACCGCGGCATTTTGGTTCGTGAATGGGCCAACGGGAACCGGATTTCCGCTGTGCAGCGTACCAACTCGGGCGCAAACGCTGGAGGCGGCAACCAGACAGATCGTAATCCGGACCTGGTGCATACCTTCGACGTCCTCGACAAGGAAATTGCATTGGCAACCCTGCCAATGGATTTCAATATCTATGACCTGCCGGGCAGTATTTATCGGCGCGCAAAAGAGACTGTGCAGAAAAAAGAGAGTCCATTTAAGGAATGGTCTGTTGCACTGCGAGCGACTCCGGGGATCCTGGATTACTCGCGCGCGGCAATTTTTGCTCTAATCCGTAATGCTGAGGAACATTTAACTCCTTTCCCAGATAGATTGCGTGGGTATATTTGCGCAAACCTGACCGAAACAGATCACGCAAACCCGACACCCGAAACGCTGGCGGCCGCACGGCACGTCCCGGAACTCGACGCGGCGGAAGAGGTAAATCGCCTGCAGCCGGATGAACCAGCAGAAAATAACCAGCCCAAGTTAGCCAACGCGGGCGGCGGCATTTTCACAATTGAAGGGCTTGCTGCACCAGCACCAGCACCAGCACCAGCACCAGCAGAAGTTACCACCGAAACTGAGGACGCGGACAATGTGCCGATGGAAGAAGCTATCAGCAATGAAGAACAAACTGGAGCTGTCCCGGCGTCGGGCGAAGCGGGAATGGTCGCGAGTGAAGGCGGTGCTGAGGATTGTGAAAAGGCAGATCCCGTAAATAATGATACCCGGATTCAAAATTCAGATGCGCTTTATACTCACCTCATGGTCGATCTGGAGACAATGGCATCAGGACCTGACGCCCCAATTGTATCGATTGGCGCGGTATTTTTTGATCCAGCCACCGGCCAGCTGGGACCGGAATTTTACAAAGCCGTGAGTCTTGAATCTTCAATGGCATGGGGCGGTGTGCCAGATGCCAGCACTATTATCTGGTGGCTTAAAAATTCAGCAGAGGCTCGATCAGCTATTATTATGGATACTATCCGACTTGATGACGCGCTGCTGCAGCTCAATGATTTTATCAGCGAAAATGCAGCTAATGGCCCTGCCAACATTCAGGTTTGGGGAAATGGTGCCACTTTCGATAACGTTATTTTGCGCAGTTCTTACGACCGAACAGGTATCGACTGCCCGTGGAGGTTCGTTAACGATCGCGATGTGCGTACCATCGTCGAGCTCGGTAAATCCGTCGGATGTGAGCCGCGCTACAAAATCCAATTTGTTGGCGATCTGCATAATGCACTTGCCGACGCCCGGCACCAAGCCAAATACGTTTCGGTTATCTGGCAGCGACTAACCGCTACTTCAAACTGATTTTCCAATTTCAGCATTCTACCCACCAGCCAGTTATCTTTAACTGGCTGGCTATCGGAGGTGGTAGCCATGTACGAACTCACACTGTCACCTGCGGAAATTGCAGAAGTAACAGGTTATCGACGCTATACCGAGCAGCAGCGCCAACTGCGCTGCCATGACATCCCGTTTACTACTGACGGTAGAAACAGGCCAATAGTGTTACGAAAAAACCTGGCACCGAATATCTCTGAATTACCAAAGGTTGACGAACATGTTGCAACAGAACCTGACTTCGACGCTATTTATGGGACGACCACGTAAAAATCCGAAGGATGCTCAACTGCCGCCTCGGGTAACAAAAAACAAATACAGCTATGTTTGGAAGCCAAAGGGAACTAAAAAAAGCATTACGCTGGGAAAAATACGTGAAACCAGCATGTCGAAACTTTGGGCTAATTATGAGAAAGAAAAATCGAAACATCATGACGTAATGACTTTCTCAAAATTGTGGGGAATGTTTCTCGACAGCCCAACGTTTACTGAACTGGCTGCTCGAACTCAAAAAGATTACGCCCAGCATCAGAAAAAACTACTCGCAGTATTTGGAAAAATGAGGGCTGATGAAATTAAGATCGAGCAGGTCAGAATTTTTATGGACAAGCGGGGTTTAGCCAGCAAGAACCAAGCCAATCAAGAAGTCTCAAGTATGTCGAGGGTTTTTGGTTGGGGATTTGAAAGAGGCTATGTGAAGGTGAATCCATGCCGGGGAATCAGGAAATTTACTCTTGTAGATAGAGACGTGTATATACCGGATGAAGACTACCTGGCTATTTATGAAAATGCCAGGCCGGAAGTGCAGGTAGCTATGGAGATATCGTATCTGTGTGCAGCGCGAGAGGGGGATGTATTTGACCTCAAAGTTACCGACTTGCGCCACGACGGTATTTTCATTGAACAAAATAAAACTGGTAAAAAGCAAATAAAGAAATGGACACCGCGTCTACAGGCTGCAATCGCGCTGGCCAGTAAACATTTTGCGAATAAATCTGCCGAGGGTTTTATTGTACCCTCCCCCAGCGGCGGGAAGATGAACAGGAAAACGTTTAACACGTGGTGGAATAATGCAAAAAAAGAGGCCGGAGTAAAACTGGGAAGAAAAATACCAGGCACTTTTCACGACATCAAGGCGAAAGCGATTTCGGATTACGTAGGGAGCAGCAAAGAGAAGCAGATGTTCAGTGGACACAAAACAGAAAGCCAGGTTGCTACATACGATCGCAAGGTCAAAATTTCTCCAACTCTGGACAAGCCGATCATGGGGAAAGACGACTGA